TGTCCTTCCCCTTTAATCCCTCAGTCAATACCTGGGCGATTCTGACGCCGGTCATACCGGGTGCAGTGGATAATTCAAGACACCGATCTTCCAGGTGGTATTTTTCGATCTTGGTGGCCATATTTTTGATAGATATTTTTTACGGACTATACCACGGGTTTTTTGAGAAAATTTTCAGGCGGACAAAATAGGACAAGGTCCTTAAGGGGACAAATTAGGACAATATAGGATAGTAAAAAAAGCTTGACAGGATATTTGCCGGCCCTGATACCTCGAAGCATCCGAGCCGGTAGGGGTAATTAAGAACGATAAATCAATTACTGGAAGATGAAATATCGGGTGTCTTGTTTAGGGCGACCTTGCGGGACCACTCTTCAAGAAGCGTGATATTACTGACCCAGCGCCGGCGCCCCCCTTGCTTGGAAGCAGGAAGACCAGCATTATATACTAAATCGTAAAAAACACTCTTCCCCACATTAAGATGCCTGCAAATACTATCGCGCCCAATCAAGACTTTACATTCTTCCATCACCGATATCCCCCGAGTTATAATTTTTTTTTGCATCGTAGAAAATTTTTGCGCCGAAAAATTTTCTACGACTTTGGAATTTAAAAATTTCGGCTGCTCTCCGATACGTTAGGGTAAATACGGAGTCCCAAATAACCGGCGGCGACCACCATGGGGGCATCAACCTCTCAAAATCGATCTCAGGCGGGCCTCGGCCCGGAGATGACACCTGGCGCACAGGGCCACGAGCCTGGCACCGGGATTGCCCAGATCACGATCCGGATGATGGACAGTCAAACAGGAGCCCATGGTTTTGTCGGCCATATGCCCGATCCCGCAACTGGAGCATCGCCACGCGGCCGCTGCCTTCACGTACCAGGCGATCTGATCCCAACCAGCCCCGTATTTAGCTCTATCCATCGGCATATCGAACGCCTGTCATCGCCTCTAACCGCCTCTAATCCAACCCGTAAAAAGGCCATTTAGTTTACATAATGGATATTATCATGCATTTGTTTTTCTCGACATAACGCAAATCCGGAGTAATCCAGAGAGATCCGACGCTGGTCCTGGACCGGAATGAACCAATTATGGTCAAATGCCAGAAACCCTTAATCCCAGGCCACCGGCCTTAATCACCCAAAACCGCCGGTAACCGGGATACGGCTTATTCGCCAAACAAGCAAAACACAGTAAACAGCCGAATATCCCCTAAAATCGCCATAAATCAAAGAACATACCAACCGCCCCAATTCTACCGGTCCCCCTCCGGTTTATTTAAGTTTACCGGCCAGGTACTGAAAGTGTCTTTCTCTTCCCGCTGCATTGCATCGGTTTTGTCCTGGGCTCCAGCAGCCCCTTTATGCGTCCCACCCTATTCTATGCGATTTTACCTTCTCTGGCCGTATTTCTTGAACTTACAGTTTTACTTACTTCGAAAGCAAAGCGAAAGTAAGGCGAAACTTACTACCTGTAAATACTACTGTAAGTCCTTTAGTTACTTTCACCCTATTTTCATCCTGTATAGACAGGGTGAAACTTACTACCTGTAAGTTACCCTGTAAAAAACGGTTTTACTTTCGCCTTACTTTCGCTTTGCTTTCACCCTATACATGATGTAACCACTTAAAAAAACAATATGCTATACTGTAAGTATTACTGAAGGTGAAAGTAAAGAAAGCAATTTGACAATATATCGCGCAGGAAAAAAGTTAAATAAAGCAAAGAAAAGAGAGAGGAGAGAGTAGAAAAGAATAGGGGAAATTTGCTTTCTTTACTTTCACCGTCTCTTTTTTGCGACCCTCGTACACCAATAAAGTGGACATTTTTATAAATCTGAGGGGGGCGCCGGGAAAATCCCAAAAAAAACAAAAAAATAAAGCTGTTTTTATTCTTCATTGCTCTCAAACTCACTTACCGCTCCTATTCCCATGAAATGGATTCGCCGGTTCTTTGCGAAGGGCTTTCGTTCTACATTCGGAAAATTCATTAATATCTGTTCTGCGAATCTATTCCTGGCTATTTTGCGGTATTGACCTTCCTCACACCATTTACAATAAATTCTATGTAAATCATTGACCTCGATCTTCAGTTTCCGGCCCTGGACGCATTTCTCCTCCACAAACTGCAATAAAGGATGTAACGACATCATAAAATCCTGTTTGTCTTTCTTCACAGCACCGCTTTCGATGAACCCATTGTTTTTGAGTAATTTTTCCAGACCCAACAAAGCCCAGGTGAAAACTCCATCCCGCTCCGGTAATAGTTTTTGTTTTAAATCCGGATCTTTGGTCTCGTCGGTGAATCTCTGATTAAATCTCAATATCAAAAGACGCCGCTCCAGACCATAGCTCCTGTCCGGAATGACCGGCGTTTCTTGCATGGACAATATCATCTTGACATAGGGTTTGAACTGGAACTTATGCCCGTGTTTTCGCTCTGCCGTGAGCCATTCGCCACTCACAATCGTTTTCAAATGCTCGGTGGCCACCGGGTCGCGGTGCGAGGTCTCAGTGGCCACATTGATCAATTTGTTTTGTAAAAAATACAGGCTGAACTTCGGATCGCTTAGGTCTCGCATGGTAAGGGATGAGCTGTTTTCAGATCCCACTATCTCGTTTAACATGGTAAGTGCCGTGCCTTTTCCATTTCCACCAGACCCGATCATAAACAGCATCTTTTCAAATCGACAATCAGTCATGAGACAATAACCAAAAAACTGCTGTAATAGATCTATCTTATCCTGCTCACCCGGGAAGATTTCATCCAGGAATTGAAACCACCTCTTACACTTCTCCAAATGCTTTATGTTGAAATCACAGGGCACTTGGGCCCGGCTGCCCAACAAAGGATCGTGCGGGATCAACTTCATGCCGTTTTTTATATCGATCATCCCGTTTATACAGTTGATATATCCTGCGACGTCCGGCCACTCCTTTGGTTCACGGTTGACCAGTCCGCGCAGGACCTTAATACTGCCATCGATCATATTAGGATGGATGTTCTCTTTCATAGCCTGTACACAAACCTGGTTTAACACAAACTCGGATATCTCCTGCCACAGACCGTCTTTAAATATCCAGAATGCGCCGGCGGTGTGACATAAATTTTTAAAATAATTGACATAGTATTTTGCCATCCTCACCGGGACAAACAAGAATTTACCCGTTGATTTACTTTTAATGTAGAATTCCATCGGGTCAATATCGCGAGGAAGGGGGACGCCGGGCGTACCGGCGGTAAAGGCTGAGGTTGGCTCCACGCTGAGGTCCTTCAGGATTCCGGTGCCGCCTTCGCGGTCTTTCGGCTTGTAGTCTGGATCGTACTTAGTGAAAAATTCGGGGTGTTTCGCTTCTCCGGATATTTTTTGCCGGGCATCCTTCCATTTGTAGTTGCAGCTATCATGAAAGCATTGGTATGTAATAAGGCCGCTGGCATCCTGGACAATGGCGGATTCGTTTTGCGAGTGTGAAGGATCGAACAGGCATTGTTTTAATTTATAGATCTTGCGGCTGCCTGCCATTTTTAGGTTGTACACAATGCCGTAATGATCCAGATATTTATCTACCTGCCATATACCCCAGTCAGGACCGGCCTGAGAGCCACGACGTTGCGACTTTTTTTCTTTTTTGGAGGATGGTGTAGGACTTTGATCGTCTTTGGGCGCAAGCGCGGCCAGGGCTTGGAGTTTTTTAATGGGTGTGGGGATTATTTTCTTTTTCATCCGGATCTATCAGCTTTCTATGCAGCCACTGCGGCACATACACTCCGCCGGATACAAAAAATAGGATGTCTGTTCCATCCCTGTAATATAACGGCAGTCGCCGAATTCTGTTATCCCGGAGTTTAACCAGAATCGATTTTTTTGATAGCTCCAGGATGTCTGATAGATCTATCAGTATTGTTGGGCGTGGTTTTGGCATATAGTGCCTCTAAATATCTTTGCAGTTCCTCATCAGTGCCAGGCCAACCCAGCTTATCGGCCATGCGATGAAATTGATGTTTTCCAATACTGCCCTCGTGGAAAAATATTCTCTCAGTCATTATTAATTCCTAAAGATGTCAAAAATTTCGGTTCGATGTAACTGCGCCTGTGCGGTCGGTCTTCAGTATGGTCACCCTTGCGGGACGTTGTACCATACAACCTCCAGATCCTTGCCGGATTAAAAACCGACCGATCAATATCTACTTTTTTGCTGTTAAATTTTATCGCCAGTACTGCCAGGATATTTTTTATCATCAGGATGTTATCTTCGCTATTTGGTATATCCGGGAGCCTGTATAATATGTGGCCCCCGTTGCCTGACATCGCCGGGATACAATCACCGAATCCCTGTTTGTCTTTCAGCCATGCCCATATTTTTTTCCTTACCGCAATCGTTTCTTTCACTTCCTCTTTCGATGCAGAGACTTTTAACTCATGCGGGTATTTGGCGTCGATATCTATTGGCAGCCACCGTAAACACAAAATCTCTTTATCCTGTGTTGTGTTTGTCTTCATATCGGCGGCTTTTAGGCGATTAACAGCCCTGGCCAGGATATCGGGGTTTACCGGGTTAAGCGTAAAATATATTCCCCGGGCCTTGGCCTTATCCAGGGCCTCGGCGCATTTACCAAAGTCCACTGCATTGTCGAAGTAGCCATACACCACACCGGCGCCGCCTGCCCAGCCTTCCCAGGCCGCATTTGACTTCGACAACCCGAACGCCCGGATCTCGACTACCTCTCCGGGATCAAAGAATACGTTATATACGTCGGCGCATTTCATATTTCGTCCAAATATTTTACTGCAGCATCGTAGGCCTGTTCATAACCCGCGCCCATACGAGAATACAGATCTATCTGGAGATCCCTGGGAAGCTTTTTATAGCATGAATAACAAAAGGATTTTTTTGTTTTCTTGGTATTGCCGCACACACATTCATTGCTGTAAAATGCGCTCAAATAAGAATTCTGATATTTTTTGATCTCCACATGCTTTACTATGGAATCCGTGCACAGCTTGATTTGAATAAAGGCATGGGCGCAATTATCCAGCTTATCGCGATCAAAAAAACGGCAGGCAGTATTCATGCATTTTATTATTCCCAATTTTAACCTCCTGACTTCTTTTTCCCGTCTATCCCTTTAACATCGATCGAAATACCTGGCACCATATCCAATTGGTTCACCAGATCCTCGGGGATCCCCGCCACGTGGATCTCGGCATCGATGATGTAACGAGCAAACATTTTGATGATCTCCACATCAGGGGCGCCGGGACTGTCGAAGTCCATACCTATAAAACCGTTATAGCGTTTATTTTTTTCCATTTATCTGATCAGTATGTTGTTTGGAAATTCTATCAACATTTTCTAAAAGATCTTTATAATCAGTATACCAACCTTCCATCATTCTTCGCATAAGGCCTGCGGACTCTCCCTTTGCCCATAAACCAAAGATTGTTATTTCACATCCCCAAGCGGCTCCTACTTCAGCCCACGCATCTGTGCCTGATGGTCCGATATAAATAACTAAATCTGATTTTGTGGCACCATCGGTATCATATATAAATTTTTGTTGCCCATCTTCACTATTGATCCATTGCTCAAAATCAAATTTAATATTCGTGCGGCCTTCATCAGCAATAGCTTTTTCCACAAAAGACAATACCTCATGGCCTTTTTTTCGTAAAAGCAGTGACAGCATTTCAACCGCATGTTGATTTTTCCATGAACTTGCTATGTAAATTTTCACCATGGCTCCTTTCATTGTCCGCTTCGCATTTGTCACAATCGAACAGCACCACCATAAGACTTCATCCAACCTCCAGGAGTTTGTTGGCTATCCAGCCCAGGGCGGCGAAACATGTAAGGCCGCCTAACCAGGCCCAGGGGAAAGTGACCGGGTCCTGGGAACACAGGATAAAACCCGCCACAAAAAGAAATGCCAAAAACCAGTACACCATATTTTTCATATCTCGCCACCTGTCTTTTTCAATGCCTGATTAATTACCAAACGCCCAATCGCTTCAGATGCTCGCTGTTGTCGTGAGCATCACAAATGTTTTTCGGATTGATCCGGTATGCCCGTCCACCTTTGAGACCCATCACCATACACCTGGGCTCTGTGCCAATGTGTTTGTCATTAATCCCCCGAACATCAAATTCTGGAACATACGCATTACACTCCGAACAATCATGAGCTGTTGATCCTCGCCTATAATTCAGTTCAATCTTCTTTTTTAGTCTCGGCGATCCCATTGTTTTCTCCTTTTGTCATTCTGACTTCTTTTTCGGTGAACGGTGAACCGCCGACGGGGAACGGCTCTTTGCCCTACAGTAATTTTGTCATTTAGCACCTGCCATTTGTTAATTCAGATAAACGGTCCAGACAAAATAATACCCGTTATCCGTCTTAAAATAGAATTTCACCATGGGAATCATCATATCGCGGCCGTCCTTTCTTTTTCGCGGTGATACTCCTCCGGATCTGTCCAGGTGAGATCCTCAAAAATCAAAAGGCGGTTCCCGCACTCCGGGCAGCTCTCGACATCGATCAACTTGTCATCACCATTTTCCACACTCACCATCATCAAGGAGCCGCCATTAAATCGCCTGTAACTCACAAACACGGATAACCCGCAGTTTTTACACGAATACGGCATTCAAATTTACTCCTTAATAAATGGTTTCAAGAGCTCGGCCTTTTCATCCAGACCGAGATCCCGGGCGTTTTGATACATGGCCATGATTTCAATTGGCGTGGCCATGCATAATTTCTGCATACACGTAGAGCAGATAAAGTCGCAGTCCAAATGCTGCGTTTTACCTTTCTCTTTCCTATGGCAGATCAAACACGATTTCATGTCCTATTCCTCTCACTCGTTTCTCGCGATCGAGGCATTGGCAAACATAACCAGCTCATCCAGTTTGGTCATAACAATGCTCTTCTCACGGCTGTCCGGACACATCGCGTCCAGAAATACCGCAAAACCAAAAGCCCCCGCCCTGATCTTCTCATATCGTTCCGTCTGTTCACCTTTGGGCGGATGGTACGTAAACCTGTTTTTAAGTTCTTTTTGATCCATGGTCAAATTTCCTTTCCCACATCTTGTGGTAGGTACCTCTCCGGAGTCCGCGATGCCGGCACACGGATCCAGCTCACCGGCGGTTCTTTTTTACTTGGTTAACGTTAATAGAAAACAATTCACAGAAACATTCATCATTTATCTAAACACCACAAGATGTAGTGTTATCTCCGGACCGGGAATGGGCATTTTTTTTGCCCGCCAGGAGTCTTTAGTGCGCTTTTCCCACATCGGGGGTGTTACAGCGTCGAACCCGGATAACCCGGTCTCTATTATGGGATCAAAATAAAAAAAGCCCCGGGGGCAACACGCGAGAAAGGAGGTTGAACCCGCATATCGCCGCCGGGGCATAAGGCATCGAGGCTCGTTTTGGCCGTCGACTATCAGTCTTTTCCATTGGTCCCCTTCTTTGGCTTTCTTAGATAATATTGGCGCTTACCCGTATGATCTATAAAATACGGTTCACCCGTGCGGATCCGGCGTTTGGGCAGCTCCGCATAAAGATCGGCTTTGAGTAGCTTTATTTGTTTTTCAAAATCGATCAGCGTGTTAATCGCTCGCTCGATCGGACCCATGGGTTTTAGTGTCATCAGGTGAAATCCCCTCGAACAGATCTTCTCGGTTAACCTGCAGAATATCCGCGATCGCCTGCTGTGTTTTCCTGTTGGCCCGGGTTCCGTGCATGGTGTGCGTGATGGCCATGCGGGTTACCCCAATATGATCGGCCATAAACTGCTGGCTGATCCCGGCAAAACGAGGCAGGCAAAGCCTGATTCTTCGCGCCGGTGCACCTGCCTCTTTCATGGCCTCCAGAACATACGCATTTTTTAATTTTCGTCTCACTTGACAACTCCTGTTTCTTTATGTTACAGTAACAAACCCGTTTATTTAATTTAGTGGAGTGTCCGGAATCGTGGCTCTCCGGCTATACGTACCAGGTGACTCCGGGATTATCGCCTACACCGATAAGCGACCCTGAAGTTGCCCGGGAACTCGAAGACTGCAAAGGCCCTGCGTCGGTACAGGATTACCTTTGTAAGCTCGCGCCGGAGAGAAGCCCGGACACTCCACTAAATTAAATAAACATGGGTTGTTCATAAGAATCCTTTTTTAGTTTCTGAATTCTTTGGAAGATTTCGAACCTATGATACGGAATCTCGTAATTTTGTCAAGGAAAAAATGCGAAAAAACGTAAAAAAAATAACACCAGAAGATAAACGGCTGAAATTTCTGCTAAAACAGGAGGGTATTAAGCAGAAAGAATTTGCCAAATTAATAGGTATGGCTCCCAGCTCAGTTTCTGATTTTATACATGGACGTATGAAAGGGGGAGGAGGTATTAAATTTTGGGATGGGATAAGAGGGGCTTTCCCAACCTGGGAAAACGAAATACGAGATTACGTAGGATTACCCCCTGAGGACCTCCAGGATGCCGCAGGATCGACGTTCGGCATTAAAGGCATAGTCATACAAGGGTATGAATTCCAAAATAAGGAAATTATTATGGGTTGTGTCGATTTATTGTGGAATATAGAACAGATAGACCCGGACATCTTTGCACATGCCCAAACATACCTGGGAGTACTCCTCGACTGCGCCGGTGTCGTCTCAAAAAAAATAAACCGCCGAAGCTCAGGCTGATAAAATGAGTGTGCACCTTCTCAAAGACGGCCGCTGGATCGTGCAGTACCGGGATCCCTCTCGAGAGGGAAAATACAAGCGGGAATATTTCGGGAGGGGACTGGAGGCCGAGGCAAAGGCCCGGAAAAGACAGGAGGCGATCGATGTCCGCTCCTACACCAGGCGGACTCCCGCAGGGACATCGCCATTATTCCAGGAACTCGCCACGGGCTACATAACGGCCAGGCTGGGCGTCAACGAACCGACTACCCTGCGCCGGCTTTCCATCGTGCTCAAGGCCTCCATCCTGCCCGAAATAGGCCGGACCGAGGCCCTTTGTCTTACCCATCACCGTATGGATCAATATGTGGCGAAACGCCTTAAAACGGGCGTCAAGCGCACCACGGTCCACCGGGAGATCTCGGACATACAGGCCATCCTCAACTGGGCCGTAAAGCGTGAAATCATCAAACGCAATCCTGTGAACGGTTACCAGAGCCCAAAACGCGATGACGCCATTATCCAGCCCGTCACTCACCAGGAGATCCGGAGGCTGCTCGACCATACTCCTGATCACGTTACCCGGGCCCTGCTCATCAGCTATTACACCGGTCTCCGACCTGGACAGGAATTATTCCGGCTCAAATGGACGGATATCGATTGGGACCAGGAGACCATCCTGATCAGATCTTCGAAGAAGGGGGGGGCGCTATTCCGGATCGTGCCGCTTCATCCGGATTTCGCGCGGATCCTGAAGGATCTGGATGAAAAAGATGCCAAAAACGAGCATTTTTCATCCGATTACATCATTACATTTAACGGCAGGCCGGTGAAAAGCATCCGGACATCCCTGGCACATGCCAAAAAAAAAGCCGGCATCACCCGCCGGCTCACTCCCTATGCCTTCCGCCACACATTTGCCACCCGGATCCTATCCGGAGGCGGCGACCTCAAATCTACTTCTGAAATCCTCGGCCACAGCCGCACCGACACCACAACCCGGATCTACCAGCACACCGACCTAACCGCGCACCGCAACGCCATCGCCAACCTCCCGGCCCTGGACCTGCCTGGGAAAAAAACCGGTAACAAATCAACCAAAGATGTACCAAAAAATACATGACCCATGATACTGAAATTTATACTGAATTTGGAAACGCGGTACGTTCGCAACGTTCAGGTCAGGGGTTTGAATCCCCTCACCTCCACCAAATAAATTCAATAACTTAGCCGCTTTTTACGAAAGCGGCTTTTTTATTTTTTAGTAATGTATTACCAGGGTAAAAGAGCCATTTTTTACAAGTAATACCTTTTCTTGTGCTGTCCAAAGTCTTACAGAAGCACAACTCGTTAAAAGTAATATAAATATTAGCCATTTCATTATTATGCGTCTGTTAAATAAGTAATACTAAAGGTCATTTTTCCGGTATCTACAAGTGTAGTAAGGTCTAAATATGTTCCACTGGTTGTATTACGTAAAACTACCGATATGTCGTTTGCAGCTTTATCATAATAAACATTTACCGCAGTCCCAGAAGCATTATAACTAACAGTAGTACACAAAACAGCAATACAGTTACCTGTTAAACCTGCTGCTTCAATTTTCAAATAATAACCACTGGCATCCAATGTAAAATGTCCTACTGTTTCGCCCTTACCTATATCGTCTGTTTCTACAATATCATCTCCATTTACTTGATTATCTAATTTGCATTTTATTTCATTTGCAGCCGTGGCATCATCTATTGTTAAAATAGATTGCCTTAACACCGTTCCCAGTGTTCCATCAAATTTTACCGGTGGAGTATTTATTTGTGCTGCTGTAGCTGTAATAGGTGTTCCATTAAAATTTACTGAAACGACATACAAATCGCCGGCAAAGTGCCCGTCTTTGAATTTCTGCGTGGTTGAACCCAGGTCAATGGTATTGGTGACACTGGGGAGGATGTCATCACCGGCGCCGTCCCGCCACGAATCGTGCTCAAGGATATTGGCGCCCAGGGTAATGGTGCCCGCGCCCGAGAAGATCTGGTAGGCCCCGGCCAGGACATCGCCGTTTATGGTAAGGGTCTTGACGGCATCCACGGAAAAGACGGCACCCCGGTGCATGACGAGACAAACGGTGGCCGGGACTGTCAAATCCGTGCTGACCTGGTAGGTCTGATTTCCAGGCAGGATGACTGTGGCCGGATCCCCGGCGAGTGTCGCAATCACCCAGGCGAGCGAGCCTGTTAAAGCGGCGTTTCCGTGATCGCCGGCCATGGCCGCTACATACCAGACGCCCTTGATAACGGATTCATCAGCCGCATCCGGATCGGGGAGTTTGGTCAGGGTGGCACTTCCGCCATCATAGGTCGTAACCGTAAACGTATCTGTGGACTGACCGGTACCCCATTTGATGTCCTCTTTTCCAATATAGCCGGTCGCGCCTTCGAGTTCTGTGATATTTGCGGCCATCGACCTGGTCGGGGATCCCATAAGGCCCAAAATACCCATCATGATCAATAGATTACAAATTCGTTTTATCCACTTATCCATTTTTCTAATCCTCCGCTATCCATCAATTTCCTTAAAAGTTTTTCTAATTTCCTGCATTCCTCGTTAATAATCGTTGTCCATTTTATAATTTTATCCGGATCGCCCTTTATCTGCTCGATACGCTGTGCGGCCAGGCCGATGATCGTGATCCGGTTGACCATATCGTGGCAGAATACATGCGATCTTTCGGATAATTCACTCATTTTGGACCCGGGGGGCTTCCAGGGTGGCAATGGCATTTCTAAGCTCGGCTATATCGCTCTTGATCCCCAGCTTTACCTTGATGACCGCCATATCGATCTTGATTATATTAAACAATTGGCTGCCTCGTTTCAGATCCTGTGCAATTGTTTTCATGTCATCTCCCATATCAGCAACCTCTTTTTTCAGACCGCATGATTCACACTGTGCCTTGACCCGGGCGTCCACCAGACCTGGCAGTTCGGTCTTTGATTTATAATATCCGATGACCAGGCCGCATAACGTCCCCAGGCATCCTACGATCGCTGAGACGATATACGCTTCCGTGGTCATGGTGTCATGGCCTCCGGACGCAGGTATAAAGGCAATCGTCGTTTTTTCTCGATCTGTCTTGGCACAAATTTTCTCAATACTGCCTGTTTGAATTTTTGATCCTGATCGATCCAGGCCTTCCAGAAAAACAAATCCGTCATGGCTGTCATGAGCTCATCTTTTGTGCGAGCCCCGGCCACATTATCAATAGCCTGGTTCAGCTCTTTTAAGACCTTTTCCATAACCCGGCCCATGGTTTTTTCATCCTGTTCCTTGACGGCCGTGGCCCATCTTTCCGTGAGATCGGAAGAAAGAGATTTATATTTTTCTTTCTTCTTTTGAATTTCCTGTTCCACCTCAAATGCCTCACTCACACTGGCCGGCAGAAAACCGATCGCCCGTTTTACCGCCGCCGACCAGATTGGTTCATCGATGGCCACGGGGGTTTTTGTGATGGGCGTCATATAAGCATCGTTTTCAAGGATATTGATGGCATCAACAACCCGCTGCATCTGCGAGGGCATGGCAAGGCGTTCCAGTTTTCTTTCTGTCCGGATCGTGCCGGCCCCTTCCAGTTTACCGGCTGTGAGCTTCCCGATCTCAACGGCAATCTTTCCAAACCGGCCCATCACGTCATAAAGACGGAGCGGCAGTATGATGGCCACCGATCCGGAAATATCGATACCCAACCGGCCAAAGATCCCGCGAGTCAGTCGATTTCGGCGTAACCATTTTTTTGTATCTATACCAAAGAGTTTTTTGAGCAAGGTATCAACGGCCAGAAACATCCCGTAAATAATCGGGTTGCCTGCCACGCCTGCCAGGGCCAGGGTGACTGCGGTAAATCTCAGGGCCTTCATGGGATTGGTCTTGACGCCTTTTGGACTTAGGGTCTCGACGGTATACTTAATCTGGTTGGTCAAAAACGATTTGTAAGGGCTCAAAAGTCGTACAGGTACTTCTTTTAAAAGACTCGGAAGATTTTCCCTGCCAGCGCGAAAATTGGTTTTATCGTTGAGCTCAAATCCGAACTTCCTTGCAAATTCTTCCTGGAGTCTGGCGGTATCTTTCTTCCACACGGCATTTCGCACGGCTTTGGTGTCTGCCAGGCGTTGGTCAATCTCCTGGGCCAGTAACATTAGAGAGGATGTCTTCGGAGCTACTTTCCCGGCCATCTTAACGGCGGATCGACCTTTTTTTAGTTGATTTTTGGCATAGTCCTTGCCGGCCCAGTAGGCGCTGAAACGATTGATCAGCTCCACCGTGCTAAAGGGCATGAGGGTTGCCTCCTGGAATCCCTGAAAACCGCCCTCGCCTTTTAAGAGCTTTCCATAAAACTCTTTAAATGTGCCCTTATCCATAAGGACCTCGCCGGTGATACTACTGACCGACTGCGTGATCCCCATTTCCTCCGCTTCTTTTAAAAGATCCGGATTTCTGAAGGTCCGGAGTCCTTTTGCATAGCCTCTGACCGCAGCCTTTTCGCCCACGATCGGGTAGGCATTTACCCAAAACTGGGATGCATTGGCAACGGCGGATGTGGCACTTAAACCCAAATCCATAACATACTGGACCAGATTGATTTTGTGGAAGACCGTGCGCACGTCCTGGGCGTTGAACCCGGGAGAGAGTTTTAATTTATGGATCACATTGGCGATCGCCTCTTCGGTATTGGTGGGATGGGCCAGTGCGCCGGGGAGAGCCTCGTTTTCAATGTAGGCACGCAGGCGCTGATCACCGGCGGGCATGGCCTCCATGTTCCGTTGAACCTCCTTCATCACGACATCCTGGCTGACCTTGCGGCTGGCCCCGTAAAAATAGATATCCATGATGCTGTCGAGGTTTTTGATAAAGTTGGGATTATTGACCACGCGCTGCATCTGGTTTCCAAAAAAGCGGCGTTTGGGTTTGGGCCGGGCTATCTTTTTTTCACTCAACATATGGGATATTTCTTTACTCGTGAGCTCCTGAAATATGGGGACGTCTTGACCGGCCTGTTTTTGGATGGCGCTTACAAGTCGCCAGTAGCCACGCCGGTTTAGCATGGTGGCATCATCGGGCGGGATAAAGGTATCTTGATGAATTGCTATATTGGTCTTTCCCTGGTCGCTCCATGATTCTGCTATCTTGAGGGCCTGCCCCAGACTCTCGACCTTGTGACTATGCTCATCTTTGGCCTTGACCCAGAAACGGCCCTGAAAGATATGGGGGAGATACCCTTCTATGTGGCCCACATGATGCCCGTGATCGATAAGATACTGACGGACTTCTCCCAGGATCTCGCGCACGCGGGCCGCAGCGATCTCGACCGGGTGCGGTCCTTCAATCTCTTCCTTGGTGTCCAACAAATGAAGCACCGCCCGTTTTTCCTGGGCATCGAGCCCGGCCACGGTCTTTTCGTATTGGGCACGCCACACCTTAAATTGGCGCATTGTAGCCTGTTTAAACTCTCTCATGGCCTCATAGATCGCCCGGCCTTCACGGGTTTGGCTCAGGATTCCTTCCTGGTTTCTAAGGGAACTCAGAAGCTGTGGCCCGTGCCTTTGCTCCAAATAGACCTGGATCCCGGCATCCTGACGGCCACGCAGCCAATTAAACCAGTGACCCATCCGGGTGGCCTGAACTTTGTCGAGAGTTTCTTTGACTTTCTGATAGAGGGGATCCAGATAGATGTATCCGGCGTCATCGGCAAGACTGATACCGGGTGAGATTTGGGTGGAGGGCTCTTTGGCCTTGGGCTTTTCGCCAGGCTTTTTTATTGTTCTTTTGGTGGGTGTTTTTGATTCTTCGACTACATCTTCCGGGGATGGGTAGTAGTCATCGAATGGGATATCTTTTTCTTTCAGGAGGGCTTCGAACTCTTCCGGGGTGTAATTCCAGCCTCCAGCAGTTTCCTCATGAGTTTCTCTTTGTATTTCCTCTTTAAGATTGGTTTGAGCCTTCGCTTGATCCTGTCGTATGGAGTCGGATTCGATTCCTTCATTTTTCAGATCCTCCAGTTCTTGCTTGTAAAGCCCATTATCCTCCAGCTCGGTGTAATAGTCAATGGCGTTTTGGACGATTTCGGTTTGAGTGATACGCAGGGGCTTTTGGTCAATGGCTTTTTGTATGGCGCTAATGGCATTCTTGCCGGTCCATCCCTTATTCCTGAGCCATTCGGGATAAGTCGATGGTATGCCTTGCCAGTTCTCACTTCCATCTGCATCAACCACCCTGTTTCTTGCGCCCGCTTCGCTTCCTTTGAGATCATCGAGGGCGCCTCTCAAGGCATTTTGCATGTCTTCATCGAATTCTATTTTCCATTGGGAATTATCGGCTTTTTCGGATGTATTTTCTTTTAGCTCAGTGACCTTGTATCTTTCGCCTGAATACGAATAGGGGCCTTTCGGTTTTTCAGGGGCAGCGGTTTTTTTAGGGACAATAGGTTTTTCAATGGGTCCTGGCTTGATAGTGCCTTCACCGCTCCATACAGGCTTTCCGTTGACCACAAAACCGGTATTGATAACATCGGCTGCTTTGAGCCCGTATTCATCGAGGACGTCGGCATGCGTTACGGCTTTACTGCTCTTGTATGTGCGCTGCGATCGGGTTTGAATGATAAGAGGATGCTTGGGGCCGGCCCTCTTTATGAGCGGGGCCTGTCTGGAGGGGAGTACTTCTTTTTCTTTAGGCTTCTCCCCCGCCTTAATGTCTTCATAAGCCCGTTTAACCTTTTCCAATTCTCTCTTCTGATTTTCAAGTGCCTTTTTAAAATCATCCCTAACCGCTTCTGACACTGGATGCCCTTCTACATCTTTATAAGTTCCGTCAATATATGGTTTAAGGTTTTTTTCTGCGTCGGCAACACGATTTTCATACTGTTCGATAAGCCCTTCTAATTGTTCGGAAGATTTTTGTCTTAATCTTTCTTCAAAGCCTATAGGTTTTTTTTCCCTTGCGACACCTTTCTCGGGTTTTGCTGCCGGCTCCTCTTTTTTGCCTGCCTGATATTTGGCCTCTAATTCATCCAGGTCCGGCCGGGGCTCCTCTTTTGGTGGCTTTGCGGTCTCGGCCATTGCCCTGGGCGTCACTATGCTTACACCGCCGCCTACGATCGCGCCTACGCCTGCAGCTCGTGTTGCCAAATTGATATCGATGGGCTTTCCCTGGCTGATGGCGGATATAATCTCCTGTGCGCCTTCCTGGCTGCCTTCCATGAGTGAACTCATAACGGCCCTGCGTACGGCCTTTCCGCTCTCGCCAAATACACCCAATTTGTTGGTTATAGGGATCAAAACCATATTCATCCAAAAGGTTTTTGTGGCCGCACTCTCGGCGGACTTTTTATCTTTGGTCTCCTGGATGGTCTCTCGATAACTAATCCCCGCCTCGGTCATGGCTTCCATGGCAGATGCAAGGCCAATACCTGCCCAGGCGGCCAGCTTGGGTGCAACGACACTTGCACGGCTCAATGCGCCTGTTAAGCCCATACCCGGTATAAAAAATGTGGCCATGGATCCGATACCCATGGTCACTTCATCGATGAATGTCGGGTCTTCGGGTACCAGTTCCTTTTGCCAGCTTTTTACCAGATCGCCCATCTCTTTGGCGGTCTCGCTTCCGCTGATCCATTCTATCCCGCCGATAAGCCCCTCCGCGGTACCAAAGGCGCCGGCTATGATATTGTTCCCGAATTGCTCCAGGCGTCTTAATCGGGTTGGATTTAATTCCTGCTTGTATGCTTCGGGGGATACGCCCCGCTGCATCGCCTCCAGGCCGATTTGGGCTTCAGCGATTTCAGCAGGACCGATCGGTTTTGGCTGGGCCATACGGCCAAAGAATCCTGATTCAGGCTCGGGCGGTGCCTGGCGTAAAGATTTCTGGCCGTAAAATTCGGCCATGATGGCGTTACGCATGGTTTCCTCGGGTGTGCCGTCCGGAAACGCTACTTTAATGCCCTTATCTTTGAGATTGATCTCAATCATTTATAGGTAAACCTTCCTGTAGCTGGGTCAAATACCGCTGTTTTTTGTTGCTTGTTGCCACCGGGTGCATTACCAAGCTCTTTTTGCATGCCGGTCTGGACTTGATTACCACCTGCCATTTGATCGAGTCTACCGGTAGGCGCTGCTTGTTTTTTGCTGGCCTGACCAATAGCCAGGAGCTCCTTGATGGAATCATATGCCGCCCTGAGATCCTTAAGATCCTGCGTGGCTTCCTTATCTCCGGCATCGACTTTCTGTTTTAAGACCTGATACGCCGATTGTTGTCCCTTCAAAAGGGACATTAGATCGACGCTGGGTTTGCCCTGGGCGTCAAAGGTGATCCCAGATGAGCCCACCTTGTATTTTTCAAGGGTCTTAGTAATAAAGGTGGCATATCCGCTGACCTTTTTTTCTTTATCCGCAGCCGTATCCTGCCCCGTTTCCTGGATCTGTTTGACCACACCGGTCTTTCCGTTAAAGAGCCATACCCCGCCGTCGGAAGTCGTGGCCTTCCATTCGTCCTGCTGGGTCTCCTCCAGTTTATCGATCTGCTGGGGTTGTTTAAACTGCACAAACAGCCGGTTCATAAAATCCCGGGCGGCCTCGCTATGGCCCTGGCCTAACATACCGAGGCCGATTTTGACCCCTTCGCTGTACATCTTCATACCGGCATCATCAAGACCCAGGGCCTTTTGCGCATCCAGCTTTTTCTGTTCAATATCCACCTGCTGGGCCAGACCCTGCTCTCTTAAATCCAGACCTCTTTCGCCCTGGGCCAGGGTGGCGGTCCGGTAATCGGTCTCTGATTTCCGGGTCTTTTCCTTTTCCTCAAGACCCATCTGGGTGAGTTTGCCTTTTAATGCGCCGCCGCTTGCGCCCTCGGCCATGCGTGCCAGTCCGTATCCTAATCCGTACATGATGTCCTCCGGTTTTCGATTCAATAGCCAATAGTCAATAGAAAATAGTCAATCCTTAAAGCCCGTACCCCTGATATCCCATATCCGCCATATTGCCCGTACTGGGATCATAATACCGCGTATAGGCCGGTAACCGGGATCCGCCGCTCGCCGGCGGCGTCATTCCCTGGTTGGCCAGCATATACATCTGCATGAGATTTCCTGTTGTACCGCCGACCGCGTCCCAGCTCCCTTTGGCCGCATTGGCATACATATTGGCAAGGTTGCCATAGCCGGCTTGGGCGTTTGCGCCCGCGCCCACGGATGTGGCGGGCAGATTTCTTCCGAGGTTTGCGGCCTGTAGCATTTGATTGAATCGATTGGCCGAAAAATCGGCCACGCCCCCGGCCTTTGTCTGGGTACGGCCAAGATCAATATTTTGAGCCCGCTCCGTCTCGATCCCGGCGCCGGATGGGTAACGTCCGCCCATGGTACGCCGGGTATTGGCCGTGGTATCGGCATAACCCCGGTCAATGGTGCCCATCATACGGGCGAACCCGGGCTGCTGTTCCACGGGTAGCTGGCTCTCCTTAACGATCTGATCTTCAAGAGGCGCAAAGGTGCCTGCATAGCGTTCCCATTGCAGACTTGCCAGATCGCGCTGCCAGTTCGATGATTTCTTTAGTGCCCTGGCCTGCTTGTCAGCCGATCTGCTGGCGCTATATGCCGAATATGCGGAAACCGCCACTACTGCTACTGCTATTGCTGCTGGCATTGCCAATACTCCTTTCTGATTCCAAATAGAAATTGATCATATAATATGCCGTTCTTCATAAAGCTCTTTATATTGATCCCTTCGTTTAGGAGACCGCAGGTTTTTGCAAAAAAACCGGCTGATCGATTTATCTCTGGTATCCACGTTATAATTTTCAGACAACGGGTTTCCGTAAACATCCAGGATAATACGGCTTTCCCGGCTTCAATCCCTTTCTTACCCCGGCCTGCAGGCAGTATCGCGGTATGGGCCTCATACGTGACGCCGTTTACCGGGACAAATACGAATACGCTGAAATCATTCGGGCTTAAAACATAACAAATAGGGCTATTTATAAAACTTTCACCTATCCTGTAACGCCCATCCGGATCTACAAAATCATCTATCGTGTCAAAATACACCGAATCATGGCCAAATATGGCGTTGGCTTTATCGATATCTTTGATTGTACATCTCATTTATGTCGCTATCCCTTCCAGCGCTTCCAGGGCATGGATCACGTCGTTGAGCTTATCCTTGACGGCATCGATTTCCGTCTTGAGCGTGCCCAGTTTGGTGTTAAATCCCGCCCGATCTACATGGTCCGCGCCGGTATCCAGCGAAATCGCGCTGATGGCCGGGGCGTCGGAAATGGCGGCCTGTTTGTTCAGCTTCAGGCCGTCGACGTCCGCATCTATGCCGTAACCGGCCTTACGCTTGACCGCCAGGGTGATGGTCCCGGCCCCGGCATTATATGACAATGTGATGGCCGAGCCTTCCGCGAGGACCGTATCCATTTGACCGGCCAGGATTGAGGGCCGGGTAGACTGGTTAAACTGGATCGAATCACTATTATTTATCCCGGGCCCCAGATTCTTTATTGTTTTTCCGTGGCCATTCGGGTTCTGACCAATGGCCTCCACGCTGTCCAGCCGGGCGCCGATATCGATCAGAAAACGATTGAGCGATGGCAGATCCAGCCGGGTAAGGTTATACACCCTTTTTCGGGTGGTAGTCGTCATGGTTGTGGGCGTCGGATTGCTCATGGGCTGTAAATCGTCCTTACATCATCCACCCCGCCGGTACCGGTGAGATGTATTTCGAGGTTCGTCGCCATTGTGCCTGCCGGGAGTTTCAGCGTGCGATCGCGATCCCGGGCCCAGGCAAGGGCCTTTTGTGCGATCTCGACATCATCGGCATAGACCGTGAGCGTCACGGTACCGGAGCCGTTGACGATGACCGAATCAAAGGGTTTTTTATAGGGCGCTCTCCCATCGAGATAACCGCTGGCCCAGGTCCAGGTGAGTGCGCCGGTACCGCCGTGGAGCTTCTGAACGCCGGCCGCGTCCATATAATAGATCTCGCCCGTGTCCTCCATCTTATAGGCCGCATAGGCCACCGGGCTTAAGGTATACCAGTTATTGAGCCTCGGGCGGGTATCCACCACGAGGGCGCCGGCCGTATGAAATAGATAGATCTGGCCGTCGTTCTCGATCATATGCGCCCCGGAAGCTGCCACATTGGCTTTAAACCAGGCCTCCGTGAAATAGGCGTCCGAAAGGACCAAGGTATCCACCAAATTGAACCGCACAAGACCGGAATCGGAGAGATAATGGATCCCGGTTGATGCGACACACGCGGCCGTGCCAATGCAGGGCTCTTTTCCCAGGGCCTTGGATGGTTGTAATAATTCCGGATGGGTGCCATCCACACGATGGGGGCCTTTGGCCGTGAGTACGCCCAGGGCGCCGGCCAGGCTGAAACCGCGCTTGATGTCCGACGGAAAATTCATATTAAAAAATGATGGCCAGGCATCGGGGATCCCGGGCTCATTCCAATACAGGGTGGATCCTTTCCAGCCAAAAAGGGTCCCGGAAATGGGTTCGTTGATAAGACCGTCAAAGAGGACCTGGGGCTTGTCGAATACGATCTGATTACCCTGGTCGGACGTGTACCAGGTCGTGGGTGATGTATCCAGGTCCGCGTCTTCTATGTTATCGTCATAGGTGGCAGTATCCGCGTCCACTTCGGCCACGAATTGATAGGACCCTGAAGAATTGCTCACGCGGTAGATGTTCCAGAGGGTGACCAGATCGTCGGTGATGGCCGGGCGGGTGACCAAAACCTTCTTTGACGCCACGGTGATCTCGGCCGTCGCGCTGGGACCTGATTCGTCGGTGTACCCGTTAACGGACCGGGTGGTTGTAATAAAATAGGTAAATGTATCATCCAGGGATCCGGCGCCGTTATCCGCCACGGTCGGGGCGGTAAGCCGGGTCTGTCCCAGAGGTGCGGAAACACTGCCGATTTTCTTGTACGGCACACCATCCAACAGATAAATCAACAGATCATAGTCGCCGATCTTCCAGTCCATGAAATACCGGTCATTACCCATCTCCCAGGCGGCATTAAAAGAATGGAGCGCATTGTATTGATTGGCATCGGCCTGGATCAGTTCGGCATCGGCCATTGCCCGGATCTTCTGAGAACTGAGGTCGCAGTTTTCGGCGACCTGGGCATAGCCGGTCTTCATATGCTGGCCGAGCCGGGGGGCCATGCCAAAAAATGCATTGAGATCTATGGAACGCATTAACCCTCCCTCATCATATCTGCCAGTTCTATGGCCCGGGATTTGACCTGTTTGGCCCAGAGGCTGTCGAGCATTTCTTTGGCCGCCAGATCAAAATCTTCTTGTTCTATGGCTTTCAGCATCCGCTTAAATCCCAGAACACCGTGAAACCCCAGGTTAAAGATCATTTCTATCAGGACTTCCTTCCGTTTTTCTGTCAGTCCAGGGGCGCCGGTGACTTTGGCTGGCAGGTTGTACCCTTCCAGCCAGGCATGGGTCACGTCGTTTTGGAGTATGGTTAAGGCCGCGGTTTTGCTGATTGGTATCCTTAAGTAATGGCCATAACCGATGCTTGCATTACCCAGGCTATCCCTATAAGGCCTCAGTCGAAGCCCTTCATGCCGCTTGATACGCTCGATTAGTGTTTCCATTTTTCTGTTTCTCCTTTGCCATCACGCCGGATAACATCCCCCGTAATCCGTTTCACCTCGCCATTGCTCGCCTATGGCCCGGGAAGTCCATTTCCTGTATTCCGCCGCGTGCTGATCCGCCAGGGCCAGGTCATCGATCGTGCCCTCATGAAGCAGCCGGATGGCCGCGCCATAAGGGATGCCCTGGTGAAACAGGGTCGATATCATGCTGTCCGGAAAATCGGCGTCCGCTTCCATGTACGTGGGTTCCGCGCAAAAGAGGACCTGGATATTGTTTTCATACGGGTCCGGATCACCGGCCGCGGCCCCGTCCGCAGACGGTGTAATCACGGCCAGTTTGCCGGGACTAAGATGGCTCGCGTACCAGACATTGGCGCTGTAACCCACCAGATCGATATCAAACAATGTGACCGGAGCGAATGCCGGGGCGTTCCTGCCGCTAAAGCCCACGCGGATAGGGAAACAGAAAAGACGCAAGGTGCCGTCCTCTTCCACGCGGGTCTTGATGTCGTATTCAAAAATATCCTCCTTGAGCTGGACATTGATTTCTTCCTTGATCGCCTGTACCCGCAGATTAAAATCAAGGACCGTGTCATTGACCGCCTCGGCGGCCCGGGTCGATGACCAGCGTTCACCCAGTGGATCGCCTGCCAACCGGAGCGTATCTTCAACCAATGTCTCAAGATCCTTTCTATAGTCGTTTAAGTTACTCATAATACTCTCAAAATAAAGCGAAGCGTTCCTCCAATAGTCAATAGTCAATAGTCAATAGTCAATTCTCCCCGTTATTCTGCTACATAATAAATTTTAACGACTCCCTCGGCCCCATTCACGATATTATTTACTATATTTAATTGCACCGGACCCGGAACGGGCATCATCCAGGGATCAGATCCTACCAGCGGGGCCGCGAATTCCGTGTTGGCGGAACTTCGATTAGCGAGTGCACCGCCCATGATGTCAATACCGTCTAAGGCCAAAAGTGTTATATCGTATAAATTAGTCGGCGCCGGGGTTCCGGGCTTGGTTTTTACGCCGACCACAATCCCGTTTACAGCCCAGCTGGACCAGGCTGCAATAAATGATCCGTCTGCCTCTGCTGTCCATTCGAGCCTGATTTCATGCAATATGCCATTTTGGGAATGGTCTTGATGGCAGGACATTTTTATTACCTCTTTCTCATTTTATTTTTTATCGCCATATAGATAATCCTTAAAAACTGAAACATCCGCCCGGCGGTGTTGGTCCCGGTCGGTGTAGACAATAGGCTCAACAGTCCATAAGAGACTGCATACGCAGCTCGCTGGGTCATTGTTGGGGTAGGCGCTGGATATGTCCCTGAACTCGCTATGGCAAAATAATCCATTACTGTTTACCTCAAGATGAAAAGAACCACTTCAAGCCTCTTACAAGCCAATTGGAGGGCTTTAATTTACCGGTCAGATACTTACGGTTTTCCATCTCGACATGGCTGATTATGGCCTTATTGCTCCTGGCCTCTAATAACTTACCGAATTTATTCACCCTGCTATTTTCGATTTCCAGCATACGGGCCAGAATTGCATGGGTGATGGCCGTGCCAGATTTATCAATCCCGCAACCGCATGGGCATTTGTCCAGTGGGTATTGGTGCCCTTGAGCGCATGTAAGGAAAATCTCCGTTATAGCGAGATCCGTTATTTCTCTGGAGATGTGCCTCTTTTCAGCCTCAAGCTCGACGTATTTCAGGGAATTCTCCAATGGGTTATCCTTTACGTAACCTCCGCCAATCCACAATTTTTTATAATCCATTATTATAGTCATATCACCATCCTCTTTCTTGTGGTGTATGTCCCGTCTGTTGAGAAACCGGCCGCGATGGAGCCAAGGGATACATCCGCATCGCTGAATTGTTCTGTATTTCCATTGGCCTCGGTTATTATCATTTTATTGACCAAGGCAGTGATCAGGTAGTCTAAATCAGATCCTGCGGCCTCAAGTGCTGTTTTAATCTGTGCCGCGCTCGGTATAGCCGCAATATCGGTTGGGAGGTTTCCAGCATCAAGTTCGGCCAGGCGGCCTTCGGTACAGATAGAGGCTAAGGCTACAGCAGCGCTTATCCGAGTAAGTAGGGTGTCCACATCTGCCGGCAAGTTAGCCGCTGCAAGCTCAGCGAGCCGGCCTTCAGTACATACAGACGCCAATGCTGCATCATCTGTCCCTCGCATAGCTGTTGTTGGTATGGCAGCGATATCGGTGGGAAGGTTGGCCGCGTCAAGTTCGGCCAGGCGAGATTCTGTGCAGACCGAAGCAAGCGCTGCACTGTCTGTCCCTCTCATTGCCGTTGTAGGTATTGCATCTGCTACGGCTTTCAGTGCAATGATATCAGCCGCTATGTCAGCTCCGTCGGCATTTGTCACGACAGCAGTTTTAATATCATCGACAATTGTGTCCACCGTGGCAATCGGGGCATTGATATTGTCTCCGATAATCTTTCCAGCGGTTCCGGCGCCATAAGCTCCGGGCAGTGCAGTGATCCACGGATCTCCGGCACCGCCGGCTGCGTCAAGGATAAGGTCAAGGCGTCCGCCATCATGCCAATCGGTCTGTAGTTCGTTGGTATCAGCCACAATAAGGGCGGTTTCGGCCTTGATTGCAGCGATTGACGTAGGATAGTCATCAGCCTGAAGCTCGTTCGTGTCGGCCACGATTAGAGCAGTTTCGGCCTTGATTGCTGCAATAGATGTTGGGTAATCATCCGCTTGCAACTCGTTCGTATCGGCGAGGATGGAATCCACGTCGGCAGGAAGATTTGCTCCGTCAAGCTCAGCGAGGCGCCCCTCTGTACACACGCTGGCCAAGGCGGCATTATCTGTCCCTCGCATAGCTGTAGTCGGTATAGCCGCGATATCGGTCGGGAGGTTTCCAGCATCAAGTTCGGCCAGGCGACCCTCCGTACAGATAGCAGCCGTTGCCAACGATGTCAGGCCTGAACCGGTTGAGCCTATTCTTGCAAATGAATCTCCAGTCTGCCGGGCATCTATCGTAAATACCTGAACTGTAGCAGGAATTGCACCACTCCCAATAAAGGTAAAAGCTATCAAGTTGTAGTTTGTCTCTGCTTGGGCCGGGGCGTAGGTATGATAACCGTTTCCTTCATGTGTACATACACCAGAGCCAACAGAACCTAAAGCCTGCGATCCGGCATTTCCGCAGACATATACCGTAACGGATCCCATAAAGGCTGAACCATCTGCTGCGGTTATCATTTGACATCCGATTGCCTGACTTGCCGTATTTTTAATCATTATAAATGTCCCGCTTGTAAAATTACATTAGAATTTCTTGCCCATGCCGGTTGAAATCCCCCTCCCGCCGCCACAATCTCACTCGCCCCAATATACCAGGTTGAACGTGTCTGTCCTACAATATCATCAGTAAATGTGCCACTTAAATCCTCACCATCATCAAGGATTGCAAGGTTTGTTGAATCACCATCTGGGTCTAAGCGGTAATCATCAGTTGCATAGCCCTTGAAAACTGTATTTGTGTGGAGGTCTTTGCTCTGATAAGCTGCATCAGGGCTTGTATCATCTTCAGAGATGTTACAGGCGGTTGTGCCCATATTTGCAGGATCAGCAAAATCAACCCCATTTGCTTGGCATAGGTTATTCTTTGCTACAATAGTTAAATCGGTTCTGCCAAGGTCTATGCCAATTCCATTTTTTACAAGTGTGTTATTGTATATATAATGAGTCGGGCCGTTGTAAGAATATATATATATTCCTTGATATCCAGAAGCCATTCCGTAGACAATGTTATTTTTAATGACTGAACTATTAATATTTGTAACAGTCTGGAGATTGATCCCTGAACGAGAATTCGATCCATCTCCTTGTATTAACATTCTGTTTACTAAAACATCACCCGTTCCACCAACATCGGTTAAATAGATACCTCGTGAATTATAACCAGCCAGAGAAAGAGCTAAATTACTGACTTCTAAGTCCGCAATATCTCCGTCGTTAGTTTCATCAAAATCAATGCTTTCACCTGAACCAATCGCAATCCTTGCCCCTGCGCCAGTTGTGAAGGTATTATAACCATCTCCGTCATGCTCCGCACCCGACTTAGCAGTAAGTTTTAATAGATATGAATTTGTGACAAGATCAAATGTCACCAGTGCACTTAATGACGTTTCCTCATTATCGTGTTCTGCCGTTAAATGTCCTGTCAACGTAGCCGCAACATCCGCTTCAAACGCATTCATTGTGGCATAGGCTGGATCTGTATAACCATAACTGGCTGGATCTGCCACAATTGCACCATTTGTGCCTACGTATGATGTACCCTGGGCAATTGTACCGCCTATATTTGTATAATCAGACGGTAATCTTTTCTTGTTTATGTCACCTTCATTCCAGAGATAAGTTGTGATATCTCTATCTGTGTAGATGATTCGAGTTTTGGTCTTATCGTAAATATCGTCAAAAACGGACTTAGTAATAATATTTTGATCGAGCAGATATTTATAATCAAGATACCAATCTCTTACTCGCTGTTGTTTTGTGGTTTCATCATAGCCAATATCCCAAGGGTAGCGACCTTTGCCATCGACAACGTATAACCATTTTTTCAGTTCAAGAACGCTTGCAATGGATGATCCGTGTTCTTTTGTTCCTCGGAGTTTCCAGTAGTCTTTGCCATCCTCAATAAGTACAAAATGTTTGGATATATTCTCATGATACGTTCCAGTTGGTCGGATATCCACAAGCTGACAATCAGCCCAATAGTTCATGCGTACTTTCATGTCTAATGATGGTTTTTTGTTGCCTACTTTAAATAACCACTGCATTTCTTTAACTCAATCCCCCCACACCAAGCCCTTGTGCGGATAAAGGTTATTTACAAACCCACGGACTGCTTAGTCTGCCGAAAAGCCAAAGCCAGAAGGTACGCCAGGTGCATCGGCATTGAAATCGAAAGGGTCAGAGTATACACTCCACCCCCAGACGTTTCCGGCCTTTGCCCTTAGAGTGTGATTTCCACCTGTCCACGCTGCCATGTCATGCTTGAAACTACCGTCTGCCAGGCAAGCAGATTCGGCCTGTTCGATACCATCCACTTCCAGAACATACGCGGTTGCTCCCAGGTTAGGATCACAAACCAGGAAAGGCGCACTCCAAGCCATTCCACACATAAAGAAAAACGCAACTACTACTAACAATAACTTTTTCATCTTCATACCTCCGTTTCAAAAAATTTGTTTTCTTTCCTTAGCTAATATTCAATAGTCAATATTCCCCGGAGAATACCGGGACAGGCAATATTCAATTACAGAGGTTTCGCCCCTGCATTAGGACCCTGATATTCGCTAAGCCTCTGCATGGTCGAGACCACGCCTTCCCATATTCCCGAAAACAGTTTTTGCTTGACCTGGTGCGCCCTTGATTTTGAACCCCTGAGCAGGCGCTCGGCCGTGCCGTATTTAATGTCCTTATGGATATAGGTTGGCAGATCCGGATCCGGGTACGTCTGTGGGCGTTCCCATTTTTCAGGCGCCCGCACATAAGTGACATAGGCATTACCGTACAGGCTGATCAACTCCCGGATGATCCTGCCACTGCCGGACCTGGAAAAGGGGATCCCGCTTACAGTTCTCAAGGCCAGGTTGGCGTCGAATGGGAGTGCGCTGCCGTCCTCATCCACGACGCGGCGTAAAATCCCATGATCGGAATCTCTGGTGAAGGAACTCCCGTCCTGGCCTGGTGTGGGAATAAAACCGATCTGGTTGGGCGCCAGGGTATGATCCCTGTAGAATCCCGCGGGTTCGCCTTCGCTTGACCGGGCCAATGCCTGGTAATCCCTTTCCGCAATGGACGCGGGCACAAGGACCGTGCCGGTCCGGTTGTTGATCCCCACGCGCAGGATCCGGATACATTCGGGGGGCAGATCATAGACCTGCACGTCCTCCTGAAGGAAGATCACCCGGCTGTCTTTTAATACCCCGGTCCGCCTGACCATCTCAAGGAGCATGTCCTGGGTGCAACGCCGGGCCTCCTCCCATGTAAAGACCCAGCCGTCGCTTCCGCTTGACTGGTAGTCATTACAGAGCCTCAGGGCATCATCGATGACCTGGAGGAGTGTCCGGGCATAGGGGCTGGTCATCAGCAGACCTCATTGACTTCCCGCTCGGTGATCTCCCGTATTAAGGCGATCTTTCGTAACCGGTTGTAGTCTTTTTCAGTGATCCACCCGAACAGCTCAAACGGATACCGCGGCGAGTAGTCCACCGTTTTTCGCCGGCGGATCTGCTGGGTGGAGCCGCTTCCGTCGTCTTCTTCCGTGATGGGTTGGAGGGCATTTCTGAGCGCATGAACAACTTGGGCTTTTACCGGGATATAGGATCCGCGTTTCATCCGTATGGTCTCACCGGTTACCCGGACCACGACCAGGGTGGAATCCTGTTTTGTACGTTTCCCGCCCATCTTGATGATTGCATATTCGCGTTTGGGTTTTACCTCTTCGGTTGTTTCCTCGGGCTTTATGTCCTCTTTCAAGGCTGTGTTTGCTTGTGCCATTTGTTAACCTCCGGTTTTGGGATTGACTATTTTCGATTGACTATTGACTATTGGTGGAACGCTACGCTTCTCCCTTAAAAAATCCCTGGATTAAAGCGTAGCGTTCCTAACTTTAGTGCACTTTAGTCACTTTAGTTCACTTCTCCTATCTCATCGCCATCCAGGAGAGTTGCTCCCCGTTGACATTTATATCTCCATCCGCGCCGATAACAAACCCCGGCGGGGTCTTGACCTTGGCGCCATGCCTCGGGTTATCGCCCACCAGGCTGTCGCCGATACACTTATATGCGGCATCTGTGGTGGCTGTCCGCTGGTAATGGCCGTCCACATAGACCTCAGCCTTCGCGGTCAGATCGGTTAGGTTATCCACCCACCCGTTTCCGCCGTCATCATCGTATACGATCTCGTCTCCGCCCGCATAAGCGGCAATACCGTCTGCCGCCATGACCTCGCGGCTCATGGCGGCTTGAGTGATCCCGATGGTCTTGATACCTTCGTCCATCTGGGTGATCAAGGCCATCTGGCGGTTCCACTCGATAACGGGTTCCAGGTTACCTGCGTCCTCCATGTTCCATACCTTCACGAAATTGGGAATAAACCCCAGGCATACGTTGATGATCGCGCCGGTCCCGTCGCATGTGCCGTGTACAATTTCTGCTAAGTTCATGATATGTTCCTCCAATATTTTATTTTATCTATAAACCGTTGACTGAAAAACCACAAACGGCCAACAGTCAACGGTTAACGGTTAACGGTTAACGGATCTTAGCTCGGGTTATCCGTGCAAGCCACCTCGGCACGATCCATGAGCTCATCGTTAAGGATGATGCCCGAATGCCAGAACTTCCAGCCCAGTGTTCCTCTCTGGCCCAGGGGATCGCCGCCGCGTGGCTGGGGATTGACCACGGCGATGGATCCGGAATTGACCCCTCGAAGCGGGACGGTGGCCCAGGCGTCAGGGGCCAGGATTATCAGCGGGTACACATCGGCGGATGTACCTGTTGTGGATATCATAGATCCGGCCGCCCCGCCGCCATCGGTCCACGGTCCAAACATGGTCGTCAAAAGAAAACGAATATTTTCCGCGGCACCCACTTCACGATCCAAGGCCTTGCTGGGATCCGGGTAGTTCTGTACCTGGGTAAAACCGGCCACGTTCTTCAGATCCGCTTCGCAATTCGTATGGCCCAAGCCAAAAAACGCCGGTCCTACGGGCGATGTATCGTAATTGGGCTCACCCGAAAGGATCTCCATATAGTATTCCGCATCCGCGGCCCGGAGCGTCCGGACTATCTTTCTGAAAAATCCCCTTGCCGGAAAGGTATTGACATCTGTCCGGGCCGTTCCGTTGGCGTAACTCACAGAACTCCCACCCTTTAATATGTCGATATTGATAGCCTCCCGGGTCTCTCTCATCTGCCTTGCCTGTAACGACCGGAATTCGGCCAGTACTGGGTCTTCGTGTGTATCCTGGATCACGTCGGTGATGCCGATCCAGTCTCCGAATTGTTCCAGCGTGCATTCGACATCCACATATGCGGGTTTGCTCGCAGGCGGGGTAACCCCTTCCTGCAGGGGCGTGGTGGCCACGGCCAGGGCTATATAACGCCTAAAGACCATGGTCCTCCCTTTGCCCTTGGGCATGGGTTTTGTCTGTGCGATGCGCTCGGTCACCAGACCGGGTGTTACTCGCGCAAGCAGTTTCCCGTATGCCACGAAATTGGTTCGCGGTGAGATATCACCGTATAATGTGTATTCTGTTGCCATATTTAGTCCTCCATTATGCCCCTTGAGGGGGCGTTATCCGTTCACTATTGTCCGTTGTCCGTTCATTAACGGTGAACGGTGAACGGTGAACGCCCGGAGGGCACAACGGTGAACGGTTTTTATTTTTTAGAGTTTGCACCCTGGGAAAAAAGCTCCTCGGGTGTTTTGTCGTCATCGCCTTTCAGTTTTTTGTCTATGTTCTGTACGCCGCCTTCAGGCGGAGCGGCTGCTATGCCCTTAATATCCTGGGCCTTTAACCCTTGATCTTTGTCATGGGCGTTGGCCGCAGCGCTGGCCGTTTCCTTTTTGAACCGGGTCAATAGATTGATAGCCGTGGCCGGGTCATTAATCGCGGCAAGGGTGGGATTGACCTTTTGTTCGGCTTCAAACCAGGTCTTATACCGTGCATTTGCCATGACCTGGTAGGCGTCCGAATGTCCGGGAATCCACTCCCCGGTCTGTCCTATCACACCGACTACCACGGCCCGCTCGAAGCTACTCTGGGAAACGGTATCCTGAAGACCTGCGACGGTTTTCTGAACGTCGGCAGGATCCAGGTTCCCGAACTGTTTTTTGATCAGTTTTTTTGCCTCATACAGAATCGCGTTTTGGGCCTCGGGATAGTCCGCATAAAACCCCTTGACTTCATCGGGGACCTCATCGGTTGCAGGCGTGTCATCTGATATTTTTGCAGGGGCCGGTTTCGGGGTCTCTAATGCCTTGACCCGCTCGCTCAGTCCTGTGGCCCAGGTCTTGGTGTCTATAAGGGCCTTTTCCAGGGCCTCGTATGTGGGTTTTTTGCCGGGCTTTTCATCATCGCTAATCCCTGGTTTAACAGGGGGCGTTTCATCATCAGGCTTTTCGACACCGGGCTTTTCGTCCCCGGGCTTTTCGTCCCCGGGCTTTTCGTCGCTAATCTCTGACTTATCAGGGGGCGTGGTTGTTTCGCCGGTGCCTTCCAGAAAGGCGGCCTCTGCCTCTTCATCGGTTAAAGGGTTATCTTTGATTTCTGTCTCTTTTTTTTCTTCTTTTAGTGCCATAGGGTTTCTCCTTCGGTAATCCATCCGCACCGGGCAGGCCCGTCAGAATGCGATATCGGGTAGTCTGCCGTCGTCGGATAGGCCGGGAACGGGGTTATGTAAATAAATCTCCAAATCAATCAGCCAAATAATCGCCACTAAGGCCATTATGGTAAAACTATGAATTACTGCGGCTGCTATATGCCTCATTGCAGTCCGCATTCCCAGGACGTAAGATACGTCGCTTCCGCAAAATCGCCGGCATGTATAAAATAAAAAAACGGCACCACCGTATCTCCATCATCCCAGGTAAAGGCGGCCGTGGTTGTCGGCGCTGCGCCGTCTATTTTATATGTAACTATGCCGTTGACATCCACATAAACCGCCAGAGTATGGCTTGCAAGATCCGCCCATGTGTCCGTCGTGTCGGTGGGCACTGTAGCGTCATTGTCATCGATGGTCTCGATATAGATAGCCCCTGAAATCACATTCAAAACGGCCATATTGTTGTAATCGTCGATAGCGGCCTGATACGCTTCGGCGGTCCGAAAACCCACGGCACAGTCATCCGTGCCGGTGACATCGGTAAGGTAAAACGTCACCTTGAAATAAAACGCATCCGTGCCGATCACAAAAGCGGATCTGGCCCGGGCCGTAATCCCCTGGCTGATCTCCACGCCGTCATCTGCGTTCGCCACGTCCATGGCAATATTCAATCCGCCTGCGGCGAGGCTGGGCGCCAGGATGGTCTGGGTTCCGAGGATATGATATTCAAAAATGTTATCCTCAAATGCCATCACGTTTTCATCCCCAGCCGTCCCTGTGGCCGCGCCGCCTGCGATCTTCGCCGTGACCGGGTTGGTCTCGAATTCCTCCAGGGTAAAGCGGCGATCCAGATACGATTGTTTCACCTGATCCGCTGGGAGCTGGCATACACCCCCCGTAACTTTAATACCTTGTTCAAAGGTCCAGGGAGCTGTGATAATTTCGTCGGTCCGTGGTGATAAAGCCAGCAGGCTAAATAATGCGACTGCCGCGACAATAATCCCTATCCATATTTTTTTACTAAAGTTCTTCATGCGTCTGATCCTCCGTCTGTTTTTTATTTTCACTCAATTGCTTTCCTAACTTCTCGGGCATCTCCCGCAGGTCGGTTGCAATCGCTTTGATGCCTTTAAAGTATCCATTGACTTCGGGAGTTTGACCTAATTTATTCAGCTTCTTATCCGCAGCCTCCCATATGCGTTTTAAGAGGGTATCTAAATATGACCAGTTGCTGTCCCTCATAAGCACGGCCAGGCGTTCGCCTTCCTCTTCGTCAAGGGCCGGGCCGGATGGAAAATCCGTCATGGTTGTTCTCCCTGTGGCGCCATGAGCTGTGGCCGCATCTGTGGCAGTTGTCTGGCAAGTTTCTCGGCCTGCTCATCAACTTCTTTATCCGTCGGATAAAAATTATCCGGGTCCAGATCATAGGCTCGGGCTGCCTCGCGCAAAAAACGTAAGACCTTTGTAAATTGGGCCGTATATTCACTCGACAGGGACAATTTCATGAGCTCCATGATGTTTTGTCCCCGCTCCGCCTTTTCAAGATAACTTTCCCATCCCTTGGCCCTGGGCGTGTAATCGCCCTTGATCTCTTCCCTCGGGTTGGTGAGCATATGCCAGTGATAAAATCCGGTGACCAGTGGGGTGATATGGCCCTCATCGTGGCTGCTTACCATGCCGCCGATCATCTTGTTTCCGGATTCGGTAACCTTGCTGATCTCATATGCAGTGGTGCGGGCGTCCATCTTCTGGCCTTCCATAGTGCGGGCAAGCCCGGCTTCGTCGTCTGCAAACTGCCTGAAAAATTCAATCAGCTTAGGTGTATTGCCCGTGGTATCCGGGGGGCTGAAGAACTGGAGGGCCTGGCGCACGTCCTCCACATTCTCATTGGTCTCAAAGGCCTTTCCCGGGTACAGGCTCTTATTCTGTCCCGGTGCCAGGTTTCTCGGGTTCCACCACATCAGGAGATTGCTGGACAGGGCTTTATTGTCCAGCACGCTGCGTGTCAGGCCGTTCACGATCATCTGGCTGTCTTCAATGTTTTCCGGAAGCCCGACGCCTCCTGCCTCGTGTGGAAGCCGCTCCCATTCGGCCTTGTAGATGTTGCGGTACGGCAGGGGATTGATCCTTGGCGCCCAGATGACTAAGGGTGTTTTGCCCTTGGCCACGATGCACTGGATCTCTGCCTCTGCGCCATCGAGCCGGCTGAGATCCCCGGCGCTCTCTCCATCATATTTTTTTAGATATTTTATGGGCACCCGGCCCATGAACGTATAAACTGGTACAACCCGTTTGCGTTTATTGTATTGTTCCCGGACCGGACCCTGGGAGTCGTCCTCGTCTTCGCTGCCCTCGTCTTCGCTCCTGAATTGCGCGGCGATCTGTTCAATGGCGGCCTTGTCATAACCCGGGCGTTCTATCAGAGATATAAAACGGCCCTTGCTCATCATCTCGCGGACGATAACGCCCTGGCCTTTTTGATGATCCGGTGTTTCCAGATCCCAGAACACGCTCCAGACACCGGGGTTTTCTACTGTAGGCCGCCACACGGCTTTTCGCCGCAGGGTGTGCCTGCCGTATTGCTGAACGATCTCCGGGCTGTAATCCATGCCCTGGGATCCGGGTACGCCGAAATCGACGGTTACATACGGGGTGGACCGATAGAGCGGCCCCCATAACCACGAGTGCCCGTAAAGGGCCATTTCGAGTATGGCCATGGTGGTCTGGGTGGATGCCCTGCACTGGGTGAAATCATCCTGGATCTGCTTTTTCATAAGCTCGCAGCGGAGGGCCGCGGTCTCAGGGTCCAGATGCACGCCGGGGGCCAGCTCTGGAATAGGGGTGGGCGATATATCCCAGCGGATATCATTGCCCCGGAGGCTGATGGCCCTGACCTGGTTGTACCCTGCAACGACCTTCTGCTTTGTCAGCCGCACAAACACCTTGCTCCGCCAGTCTTTTCCTTCCGTGGCCTTCCACCGCTTCAGGGCGGCGGAATCGTACCTGCCGCGAAATGCGTCATAGCCACGGCGCCAGGTGGGCTCAAACAGTTGGTTGCGCTCGTCTTTAAACCACGTAAACAGGTCATCCGCTATGAATTTAGCCAGTTTGTCTTCGTCGCTCATGGTGCTGTCCGTTCCTTTTCCTTTGTCCAGAATTCGATCATGTAATCCGCCAGTTCTTCCCTGTCTTTGCGGCTCAGTAGATAGTGATCATAGGGGACGAACTGCATGCCCGACTGATCCGGGTTGATGGGATTATCCTTCCATGCGACCTGGATGCCGGCCCAGGAGGGGACCTGGTAGCCGCTTGAAAACGTGATGAAATCATCATCGATTTTGATCATGGCGTCTCTCCTAATGTATAAATAAATGCCGTTTCTTCCAGAGCTGCTCGATCTTGCGATGCCGGATCTGGGTGTCCTTACCAACCATTTTAAACGTTAACCGGTGCACGCGCACAATGGGCTCACCGCGCCAGGTGTAATCCATATAGCTTCGGTGATCATAGGTCAAAAGGGCCAGGTCCGTGTCCATGGCCTTGAGCATTTCGGGGCTGCCCGGATCCTTACCCGTGATCTCGCGGACGGCATGATAAACGACACCATAAATCATCTTCTCATGTTCGACCGCCAGGTCATCTTCCATGCGAGGACCTTGATTTAAAACTTGCATTGCAGGGTTCCTTCCAGCCATATTTTTATTGTAATAATAAGAGAATCAAATTCGATAATCCCGTGCCCCGGAATTCATAAGGCCCTATATCATGGACGCCTCTCGGTGTTGGCCTGCCGTTAAGGTCTGTATCCGGACCGGTGTCATATCCTACATCACAAAAGGCAGATCCTCGAACCAGGTTGAAGTCAGCTCCGGCATAGTCCTTGAAAATTGCTGTCTCGCTTATCTCAAACAGACAGTCAGTAAAAGTCAAATCATCAAGCGCATTCTTCGCCTCAATTACCGCCTCTGATTCTATAAAACCGCAGTTGTAGAACACCACAGGTTCGTCAGCCGCTAAACCAGCGGGGTCAAGTGTAGCAATCCAGGTATTGTAAACATTAGCAGCCTCATCCAGGTCCAGGGTGCCACGGATACCATCATTGCTAATAGTACACCCAGTGGCGCCTTCAGGCACTTGGAGGATGTCACCAGATGGGATCAAAGAATATTTATGGGTATCTCCCAGGCCCAGAACGACCGTACTGCCATGAATTATCCGTGAAATATCCCAATAATCTCCAAATGTCTGGCTCCCAGGATGCACAAACCCTCCACCGTCAAAAGTAATCGGATGGCCGCTTGTGCCATTATCAGATAAACCTGCAGCGCTGATGGCATTAGCTTCTGTAGCCTTGGCAAAATCACCTGGGACAAAAAAGAATCCAGCGGCCTGAGCAACAGCCACCGTGGTAGTTGAATCAAACTCTTTTGGTGAAGTTGAAGGATAAGGAACGCCAATATTTATCTCCCCACTCCCGTCAATATCCACCACAGCATAGGTCAAAACGAGCGGATTGCCATCAATATCCTCAAGCACTGCATCATTCATAATCAGCCAGTCTTCTGCCGTTGTGCCATATAATTGTGGATGAACTGCTCGGTGTCCAGGTAACAGATTAGGAGTCCAGAGCATATACCAATGAGCTTCCCCTTCATCAGGCAAATGGCCATAATACGGATCATCTTGATAGCTTGTAGCTATAGGCCCTAATTTCACCCTACATTTGCTTGGTTCTGGTGTGGCATATTCTGATAATCGTTTAGTTAATCGACCAGTCCAAAACCAACCGGGAAATCCAGTTGAGGATTCAGGGTCTTCCAAGCCTGCTACAGTTTCAGCCGTTGGATTTTCATAGAATGTGACAATTCCACCTAAGACTGTGGATATACCAACCGCATCAAATTCAGGCCCACCCGTTCCCATGCTCCATTCTATATGTAGAACTGGTTCGTTTGTTTCATTGGCTGATGGGGTCTTGAAAAACTCATATGTTGTAGAACCATTATCCTCAATCAAAATATTTATTTGATGGCCAGAGTGCCAAGTTGCTCCCCTGTCAATTATCTCCTGGAATATAGTGCTTAAATCAGGTGTTTGGTAATCACTCCCCGCTGTCAATGCCCCTGGCTCCCAGTTCACCGTGGCCGTTGTCTGTGCAGCTACAGCAGTATTGAATGTGGCTACAGAGGTAATATCACTGGCATCGTCTGCATCCTCGGCTGAGATTGTGACATTAGTCCCTGTATCGCGTGAATAGCTACACCTGAACGTGATATAAGCAGAATCAATGGTCATTCCGTTTTCCGGGCCAGTGACGACAAACCGAAAATGTGCCTCGGAGTTTTGGTCGTTACTTCCAGTATCCCCAAAATATAAAAAACCACTTATATCAGAATCCCACCCACCATCGGAATAGACCTGGCCATCATCATTTGCATTATCCTGGTCAACATCTAAAGTATATCCACCAGGAGGAGCCCCGCCCGTCTCTCGCTCAAACGCCCCTATATCTGCGCCACCGTAACTGGCTCTTGATACTGTTTGGATGTTATTGATAGACGGTAAGGTCGTCCAGTCAGATACCGACCGCAACCCGTTTGCAGGAACATTGGCATCTGTTTCCCTGCTTACCCCGGCATTGACTATTGGATCGGCGTCATTGTCAGCATATAAAAGACCAGTTGCAACATTGGCAAGGCTCGGATCGTCTACGACTTGATGTGCATCCGTGCTTCCTGTTATTCTGTTTGCGTGATTAGGATTATAGTAATTGTTGTAGTCTGTGGTAATTGCTGCCCCACCATCCGAATAAAACGGATAAACACTGGCATCATTTCGGGCCATATAGAGAAGATTGTTCTTTACGAGTAAGCCTGACTGATTAGCCTCTCCATCATGGTAGATTCCGTAAACATGAATCGTGCTACCTCTGTCAACTATTGTGTTATTGTAGATATGTAAGTCATCTACATCCCATGTTGAACCCCCAATACGGATACCACAACGAGCACTATTAACAGTGTGGTTAGTCTCAGTCCCAGCACCCACAGCATTTGTCCATTCAATAACATTGTTATAAATATACATATTGTCGGTTCCGGCGACATGAATAGGCAGACAAATATCGGTAAATCTATTCCGATAAACATTAATATTGAAGGTTCCTGGATTTCCCTGTATGCCCGTATAATTGCTCGACCGGAACAAGTTATCATAAATATTAATGTCCGCCGAGTAATACCCTGGGAAATTGTAGCTGTCATTGTGTGCAATAAGATGGAAGTTACCCCAACTACCTGCTCCGTCAGCATGGCCAAATGATAAATCTCCTTGTTGATCGGACACATTTTCGTAAAATTCTACATAACGTGCGCTTTTAAAGTCTACGGCATTTTCACCGAAGCCATTAAATATATTGTTATAAATGTATGTTTTGTCAGGAGATTGAACTCCTCCGAGATGAATACCATCTGTATAAATGTGAGAAAAAGAGTTGTTATAAATACGTATAGTCCCGGTTGTTTTTACATTCGGGGTACTATTCCAAAGCATCACACCAGTTACATCTTCAGACCCCCAAAGGGTACGAGATGTAGCAAAATCTGTATAATAACCATTTTTGAAGGTACAGTTTCTGATTGTGATATCGCCAGAGCAAGCAGACACTTTAACCATGTAATCAAACCAGTTGGTGGTTGTAGCCCCAGACCGCTGGTCACAGTAAATCCCATCAAATACAATGTCTGCTGATGGCCCGGTAACCCAAAGATGGCCGCCGTTATTATTTAATCCGTCACACCCACTAATATCTATATCTTTTATGGTTAGAGTCCCATCAATGGAAGTGTTTTGAATAAGTATCAAAGTCCCTGTGAAAGTTGTATCATTACCGTCAAAATGAGGTTTACCGTCGGCGCTTAGGTCTTTCTCTTTTCCAGCCTCGTCACTATCAAGGCCTTGTATCGTAATGGATTTTCCGGTTCCCGTGATACCAGCAAGAGTCAGTTGAGCATCAGTTATAGTATCGCCAGCCCTGATATTAATCACGTCGCCATTAGCAAAATCAATGGAATTGAACGTCCCAATAGCCGTAGATGCCTTTGCCCAGGTGTCATAGGGAGATGTGTCAGATCCTTCAGCAGAGAAATAATAAGTCGCCGCCACAGCCATGCAAGGCAGGAGAAGGAAAACGAAAACAATAAGGGTTGTAAGTATGAATAGGCGTTTCATTTTATAAATAGGACCGTTAAAATTTTAATTTCATGGTAGCAATATATAGAAATACAGTTTTCCCGTAGCAGTCCCGGCCGCGTTGAGGTTTGAGCCGCTGAAAGACAGGGTCTCATTCACCAGAAAAATTGGCCCGGAACTCAGCCAATCAACCGGAAACCGACGGTTTTCATCACTAACAGCGGCCTGGGGAAGGTCATCCCCGGCGCCGTTCAGGACATCGTGACTGTTCCCGGCATCCAAAATATCGATATCGTAATCATCGTCCGGCACGCTTACTGTACTGGGGACCGCGTAGATCCCGATAATTGTCCCGGTGACTGCGTTGATGGATCCGCCCGTGGCCGTGGCCGTACCATCCGTGGATGTCCAGGTCCAGAGGATCTCGCGCACGCCTTTGGCCCAATCGCCCCGTGTGCGGGTCATATCACTGGTGACCACTACCGTACCGGCTGCCTGGGCATATCCGTGCTGAAATAACATAGCGAATACAAACAGCAACATAAGGAGTTTGGCGAATAATCCGCAACCAAAGTTTGCGTGGGTCAGTATAGGGGCCTTGGCCTTTGACTTACAGATCACCATGGTTGTCGCCTTATGATACTTGTTTTGGACACCATCGATATCCGGATGTACGCATGGTCTAAATAAAACAGGATCCTTTTCCTTTTCGAGGGTAATTATTCTTTCCTGTTTTTCATCCAAAGAATGATACCGACAACCCTTACAGCGTTTCTCTATCATCTTCTTTTACCTCCACATCTTTTAAATCTATATCCGAGGGTTTATGACGCCGGACAATATCGATTAACCCTGTAAAAATTTGATAGATTTGATCATCGACCGCCCAGGGCGTGATTTTTGCCACGCGTTTTAAGATCTCGCGGGCCAGCAATAATCCAAGAAAATTCTTGGATACAAACTCCACGATGTACGGATCAACGCTGAACATGATGGTGACCCTCCTAATAATTCTATTAACCTAAGTCAGGTGGTTTGGGTAATTTCTTGGGTGCGTTCTCACTACGAAATCTTCTCCGCTGTTCTGTGTAAAAGGTAAGCTGTTCTTCCTTGGTTTTGTTCAGCTTTTCACTGATAGCGAAATAGATGTCAAGAGCTGCAATAAGTAATTTTTCATATTGCATAATTATTCACCTCCCCCAAGATATTGATCTATGAAACGGTATATTTCTATTCTGGTTGCGTCATCAACTGGTTGCCCAGTCGCTACGAGCCTGTCATACAAATCTATAATAGGCCATGATTTCGTCAATAACTCATAGTCCTTGACAAGCTGTTTCTTCTGTTCCAGGCTAAATGTTGCTACACGGCCCATCTGGTCTCTATACCAATCAGCCTGTTTGTTATACAGACTAATGGTAAAATCGGCCAAATCTGCCGGTGCCAGTGATTTCACGTCCGGCATGGTGAGTATTGGCTTCTGACCCACATTATAAGCGCACCCCTGAAATGCCAGAATTGTACCTATAACCAGAAGCGCTGCAAATACCGGATGAAAATTCCCCTTAAACTTTTTCATGATTTAACCCTCCGTTTATTTTGATGCGCCCTCTTTAAAGGCCGCCTCTTTGTTGTCCTCCTCAAATTTCGTATTCGTTATGTCGATTTTGTGGATCTGAATTTCCACATTATGGGGCTTCCGGCCTTTTTCGGTATCATCTGTTCGGACACTGGTTACCTTGGCCTTTGCCTTAATTTCCACCATAGCGCCGGCCTGGATGGTCTGTAGAATTTTTATCTTATCAACCTCCGATTTATTGAACTCCAGCCTTGTCCCGTAAGGATATTGATCGCGGCCGGAATCTATACCCATGGGTTCTTTCATTTCATTTTGGGTTTTCTTCGGGATCTTTAAATCAACAAGCGCCATAGTCTTACTCCTTGTTTTTATGGTATTGAACCCGGGCCTCGGCCTGGTCGACTCTCGCCTTATTGGGTTTTCTCGTACCGAACCATTGAAGGATCTTGCTCCCGGTCCGGGCCACAAGCGCCCATTCGATGCGCTTATGTTTTTCATTGTAGCGTTGTCTGAGCATTTGTTTGTTTCAATCCACACCCCTACATAGGGGCGATTTAAACCCTACATGGCGGTCTGTGCATCGAGCGGGATATATTGATCCTGTTCCGCCGCAATAATTTCCTGCCGTGTGGGCAGGCGCCATTGATCTGCGAGTTGATGACACAGGACACCAATGCTGTCCGGGATGTCCTTTTTACGGCCCCGGGGGAAACGGCGGAGCTGGAACTCCGTATCAAACAGCCAATCCGGCTGGTTGGGTCCTTTGACCGGCAGGTGAATCGCGCCTTCGCGTGCCCGGCCCTGAAACGGTCGGGCTTTGCTGATCTTATCCCCCCTGGGTAATAGCGACACGATATTGGGAAAAATATTTGTCTCCCGCATTTTCAGTTTTAAAAATGGCATAATAGCCCGTTGAATATTCTCGGCCTCCAATGTAAAAATCCCGGGTTTATACAAAGCCTGGATCTCCAGGATATTATCGATGATCTCCAGGCTGTCCCAGTGACCGAAGCGCACATGCACAATCCAAAGCTCATGATCATAATCCAGCCCCGCAACCACCAGGGCGGTATCGGCCGCCGTCTCGGCCTCGGAAATAGCAAGATCGCCCGCCGCATACATCTTGAGATATCGAGGCAGTGTTTTATAACGCCCAAACCATTTGAGCTGAAAAAAGGCGTTTTCATCTTCCGGCGCAGGATCAAGAAGATACTGGCAGGAATAAATATAAAGCCCGACCATCGGATCTTTTTTGATAGCGTCCAGTTTATCCGGGCCGTATTGGACAGGCCATAACGTCCTGCGTTTTCTGATACCGCTTTCGGGATCAACAATGGTTTCCTCGGCAGGCCGCTTATACACCCTGTAATTACCACTCCGCTCCATCTCACAATGAAGGTCGCCGTCGTCATATATTGTGCCGCAGATCTGGGCATTCCCGAACGTGGTAAGGATAGAACTCCGGACAATGCCGTATTGATCTTTGAGCTTTTTGATTTGCTCGGCGGTCGTGGTGTTTTCCGGGACGACCAGGTCATCGAATTTAATTCTTGGGAAATGGGATCCTGTGGGCATGGCCTCGATCCCGAACGCCGTAAGGGCCGCCTCCTGTCCCATGGTAAAACCGGGCAGGTGGATTTCGTCTGATGACCAAAGCGGGCATTCACTTCGGTTTTCGGGGTTTTTCCAGACCTTATCGTAAAATACCGCCCGGAAGACGGTATTTGATTTATAATGCGCTTTGATTTCGCGGAGTCGCCGTGCCGCTCTTTGCCGTGTATCTGAGCCAAGACCGATAGGAACGTCTGGATGTTTGATTGCTTCCTGGATAGTATGACAGATAGAAAATATCTTTGTCTTACAATGGCCGCGAGGCAGTAAATATAAGGTAAGATGAATGTCTTTCTGGATCTCATGACAAAACTCCCGGTGCGGATCGGCGCATAAATACCAGTAACCCAGGACATATTTTGCAAAAAAATAAAGATCATGCAGGCAGTAGGCCTGCAAATCCTCAATTAGCTGTTTCTCCCTCTTCGGGTGTAGGGCCTGTGATGCCAGAGACTTCAAGGCGTCCAATAATTCCTTGTATTCCGGATCTGGCCTGAATAAGTAACACTCCTGAGGATCGTAAGGATTCATCGTCCATATCACCAGGTGAAGGTTTTTCGGGCGGGGGTTGGATCCCGGCCAGTTTTAATTTGTCAAGTATGATCCGGACAACGGCCTTTCCGGCCTCCCCCTGCTCAGCACGCGAAAAATTAGCATCGCTGAGTTCTTTTTTCTCAGGATCAAATTTTTGATTCCGAAAGATCTCAAGAAAAAAGGTTTGAACTTCTTCAACCTGATCGAGATCATTGGGGAGGTGGCCTTTGACATATTTTCTGTAGACTTCCCGGGTTTCATCGGCACGCTCTTCCCGAACAGACTTTAGCCACCGGCAGACTGTGGACTGGGTGATGGTGTCTTTTCCCTCTAATCCCTCAGTCAATACCTGGGCGATTCTGACGCCGGTCATACCGGGTGCAGCGGATAATTCAAGACACCGGTCTTCCAGGTGGTATTTTTCGATCTTGGTGGCCATAATTTTGATAGATATTTTTTTACGGACTATACCACGGGTTTTTTGAGCAAATTTTCACGCGGACAAAATAGGACAAGGTTCTTAAGGGGACAAATTAGGACAATATAGGATAGTAGAAAAAGCTTGACAGGATGTTTTGACGGCCCGGATACCTCGAAGCATCCGAGCCGGTGAGAGGGGTAATTAAGAACGATAAATCAATTACTGGAAGATGAAATATCGGGTGCCTTGTTTAGGGCGACCTTGCGGGACCACTCATCAAGGAGTGTCATATTACTTACCCAGCGGCGGCGCCCCCCCTGCTTTGAAGCAGGAAGACCGGCATTATACACTAAATCGTAAAAAACGCTCTTCCCCACATTAAGATGGCGGCAAATACTATCACGCCCAATCAAGACTTTACATTCTTCCATCACCGATATCCCCCGAGTTATAATTTTTTTGCATCGTAGAAAATTTTTGCGTCGTAAAATTTTCAGCGACTTTGGAATTTAAAAATTCGGCTGCTCTCCGATACGTTAGGGTAAATACGGAGTCCCAAATAACCGCCGGCTACCACCATGGGGGCATCACCCTTTTAAAATAGCCCTCAAGCGGGCCTCGTCTCGCAGATGGCACCTGGCGCACAGGGCCACGAGCCTGGCGCCGGGATTGCCCGGATCACGGTCGGGGTGATGGACAATCAAACACGAGCCCGTGGTCCCATCGGTCATATGTCCCATCCCACACTTGGAGCATCGCCACCCGGCCGTTGCCTTCACGTACCAGGCTATTTGATCCCAGCCAGCTCCGTATTTGGCTTTATCTATCGGCATATCGACCGCCTGTCATCGCCTGTCATCGCCTCTAATCCAACCCGGAAAAGGGCCATTTAGTTTACATAATGGATATTATCATGCATTTGTTTTTCTCGACATAACGCAAATCCGGAGTAATTAAGAGAGATCCACCGTAGGCCCTGGACCGGAATGAGCCAATTATGGTCAAATGCCAGAAACCGCTAATCCCAGGCCACCGACTTTAATCGCCATAGATCGTCGATAATCAGAAACCGGCCCTTTCATCGAACAAGCAAAATACAGTAAACAGCCGAATATCCCCTAAAATCGCCATAAATCAATAAACATACCAACCGCCCCAGTTCTACCGGCCCCCCCGGTTTATTTAAGTTTACCGGCCAGGTGATGGGTGTGTCTTTCTCTTTCCGCTGCATTGCATCGGTTTTGTCCTGGCCTCCAGGCGGCCCTTTATGCGTCCCACCCTATTCTATGCGATTTTACCTTCTCTACCCGTCATCCTTACAGTCATACTTACAGGTGAAAGAAAGGTGAAAGAAAGGTGAAACTTACTACCTGTAACTTATACTGTAAATGATCAATTTGCTTTCACCCTATTTTCATGCTGTATAGACAGGTGAAACTTACTACCCTGTAAATAATACTGTAACAAACGGTTTTACTTTCACCTTTCTTTCGCTTTGCTTTCACCCTGATTATGATATAACCGCCTGAAATCCCACTATGCCATACTGTAAGTTTTACTAAAGGTGAAAGTAAAGAAAGCAATTTGACAATATATCGCGCAGGAAAAAAGTTAAATAAAGCAAAGAAAAGAGAGAGGAGAGAGTAGAAAGGAATAGGGGAAAATTGCTTTCTTTACTTTCACCCTCCCATTTTGGCACCCCTTGCACATCAATAAAGTGGGCATTTTTATGAATCTGAGGGGGGGCGCCGGGAAAACCCCAAAAAAAACAAAAAAATAAAGCTGTTTTTATTCTTCATTGCTCTCAAACTCACTTACCGCTCCTATTCCCACGAAATGTATTCGCCTGGTCTTTGTCAATGGCTTTCGTTCTATATTCGGAAAATTCATTAATATCTGTTCTGTGAATCTATTCCTGGCTAATTTACGATATTGACCTTCCTCGCACCATTTGCAATATATTCTATGTAAATCATTAACCTCGATCTCGAGGGTTCGTCCCAGGACACATTTCTCATCCACAAACTGCAATAAAGGATGTAAAGACATCATAAAAGCCTGTTTGTCGTTCTGCACAGCACCGCTTTCGCTGAACCCATTGTTTTTGAGTAATTTTTCCAAACCCAACAGAGCCCAGGTGAAAACTCCATCACGCTCAGGTAATAGTTTTTGTTTTAAATCTGGATCTTTGGTCTCGTCTGTGAATCTTTGGTTAAATCTCAATATCAAGAGACGCCGCTCCAGACCATAGCTTCTGTCCGGAATGACCGGCGTTTCTTGCATGGACAATATCATCTTGACATAGGGTTTGAACTGGAACTTGTGACCGTGTTTTCTTTCCGCGGTGAGCCATTCGCCACTCACAATCGTTTTTAGATGTTCCGTGGCCACCGGATCCCGGTGCGAGGTCTCCGTGGACACATTGACCAGTTTGTTTTGCAAAAAATAAAGGCTGAATTTCGGATCGCTTAGGTCTCGCATGGTAAGCGATGATGTGTTTTCAGATCCAACTATCTCATTTAGCATAGTAAGGACTGTGCCTTTTCCGTTCCCACCGGATCCGATCATAAACAGCATTTTTTCGAAACGGCAGTCAGTCATGAGACAATAACCAAAAAATTGCTGCAATAGATCTATCTTATCCGGTTCATCCGGGAAAATTTCATCAAGAAACTGATACCACCTCTCACAATTATCCAAATGCTTTATGTCGAAATCACAGGGCACCTGGGTCCGGCTGCCCAATAAAGGATCGTGCGGGATCAACTTCATTCCGTTGTGTATGTCAATCATGCCGTTTATACAGTTGATATATCCTGCTATGTCCGGCCACTCCTTTGGTTCACGGTTGACCAGGCCGCGCAGGACCTTAATACTGCCATCGATCATATTAGGATGGACGTTCTCTTTCATAGCCTGCACACAGACCTGGTTTAACACAAACTCCGATATCTCCTGCCACAGGCCATCTTTGAATATCCAGAATGCGCCGGCGGTGTGATGCAAGTTTTTGAAATAATTGACATAGTATTTTGCCATACGCACAGGGACAAATAAAAATTTACCCGTTGATTTACTTTTAATGTAGAATTCCATTGGGTCAATATCCCTGGGGAGGGGGACGCCGGGCGTACCGGCGGTAAAGGCTGAGGTGGGCTCCACGTTGAGATCCTTCAGGATCCCGGTTCCGGCTTCGCGGTCTTTCGGTTTGTAGTTTGGATCGTACTTAGTGAAAAATTCGGGGTGTTTCGCTTCACCGGATATCTTTTGCCGGGCGTCCTTCCATTTATAGTTGCAGCTATCATGAAAGCATTGGTATGTAATAAGGCCGCTGGCATCCTGGACAATGGCGGATTCGTTTTGCGAGTGTGAAGGATCGAACAGGCATTGTTTTAATTTATAGATCTTGCGGCTGC